ACCATCGATGATGTCAGCTCCGTGCACTTGCACGTGTTCAGACAGCCTAAAGGTACGTTTGAACTTCTTCGTGGAAATACCACGGTGAACGTATTCGCGACCTTTTTTCACATGCTCACCTGTGATAGTGAGAGTCCTTTCATGCATTTCGATGTTAATACCATCTTTACTGAAACCTGCTACCGCTAATTCAATGAGGTAGTCGGATTCACCAGTCTTTAGAATATTATGGGGCGGATAGTGATCGTGGGCATGTTTGGTAACATGATCCAGTTCTTTTAGTAGATGATCAAATCCAACGAAAGCGGATGAAGGGAATAGTGTAGTGTTAAATTTGCCTGTCATAATTTTCTCCTTTTGCAAGCAAGATATTTTAAAGGAACCAGATACTCTGCGTTCCAAGGTTATTTATACATTTTAGATAATCAATTTCGATTCATTTGTAATGATTTTCGAAAACATTGTTTGATATTGCTTCTTAAGCGTTTCTACTGGATCTACCATAAACATAATATAGCTTCGTGGAATTTCCATTCCATCCTTAGCATCTGAATATGCCATAAACGGCGCTAGACCTAAAGAGTTAGCTTCTGTTGGAATCAAGATAGCAACATCTGATAAAGTCAAATGATCCTTGTTACTTGAGTCAACGGTACATAGTAGTTCTTCGCCAGTAGATATACGGACGATTTTAATATCACTCATGATTTATCCTGTAATAATGTTATAAATTTCTTTCCAGTTTTGTACTCGCGGACATAGACCTTTATAGTCAGCATTAAATCCGTGTGCAATTAGCAATCTGTTTAAACCAATACGCAAACCTAAATCAGCGTTTTCTGGTTTATCTTCTATCCAGTAACATCCGTTACCGCGATATTGTTCTAGTGCATCATCTTTGTCAGCACCTGTATCTAAACAGACTACTTCTTCAAAGATGGTAGGACCAAATAATTCAGATAAGTTCTGCTCGCGTAATTTAGCAGCAGATGGATCTAAGCTCATACTTGTAATACAGCGAAAAACATAACCGTGTTCTTCGTGTAGTTTACGTACATATTTAACGGCATCGCGTAAAGGAGATAGATATCTCATTTGTGCGCTTTCATTAAAATGCTTTACAAGCTTTTTACAATCAGCTCGATCGATACCAAACATGACTTCCATATCGTATGACAAAACATCTGGCTGACGTTTATATCCAGATTTAATCATCCATTTGGTAAAACCATGTACCCAGTCAACTAAGACTCCATCACAGTCAGTAAGTATTACTTTTTCTTTCATCATATAAATCTCTCCTTTTTTTCATTATAGTGCTATTATACCACAAATGAATAAGGATGTACACAGTTAATTTCGCTTATTTGAATTATTTATTGCCAATGTTGTATTTAGGGCATAGTTCCCACTTTGCCTTTTCTTTATAAGATACAACTTTGATCTGTCTCAGCGGTGCCTTTTGCAATGCTTCTTTTTGAGAAAACTCTACTAGTCCCCAATCACTGAGCAATGTTGCAATAGTATTACGTCGCTGAATATCATTCTCTAATAGATTAGAAGGTTTACCATCTAACAGGAATAGCTCTTTAAAGTGGACGATAAAGTATCGTCCTTGCTTATGTAGAATATGACAAGACTGAAATAGCTTGTTGTCATGGCGTGATGCCACACCAATCCTAGTTAGAGTTTCTCTTACTTTTAGAAAATCATCTGGTTCGTTGAGGGTAACTTCCAGCATGATCGCTGGTGTCCACTCAATTGGTTTACTTTCTTCCACCTTTATACACCTTCATCCTTAATTCTTCAATTTGTTCTTTTGATAATATTGTCAAAACTTGGCGTGCTTTTTCATTGCTATAGCCATAATATTCTTTAACAACTTCAATGTTATTAAGATTTGCCGGTTTAGCCCATTTGCTAAAACGTTTCCTCTTTCTAACAGTATTTATCAAAAAAGAAAATTGGAGTTTATTATCTAGGTGGTGATATCTATTCATCTCATTAGCAAGTAGAATGGTATCATGGAAGTAAGAAAGAGAGCGGTTTACCATGAATGCATTGTATGATTTCTCAGACAAGTCATCAACCATTATATCTTTCTTTGTAGTATTGATAGCATTAAGGTATTCAAACGGATTCATTGAGTATCCTTTCACGCAGTTCGGTAGTAGACCATTGATGGTTACGCGCGTTGTAGTATATTTCAAGTCCAACTTCTCGTGCAGTGAAATCTTCATTACGATATTCATTACCAATAATACGAAGATCTATATTATTATTCATAATTAAAGCATATAGATCATCTTCAGTCTCATAAGGTATAATCTCGTCGACATACTTACAAGCATCAACTTGAACAAACCGTTCATACATTGACTGAACAGGTTTATTCTTTTCTTTGCGATCTATGCTTGGATCTGTTTGAAGTGCAACAATTAAGTGATCACATTGATTACTTGCATCTTTAAGCATTAACACATGACCAGCATGAAATAGATCGAACGCACCTGCGGTGATACCTACTACTTCCATTCTGCACCTGCCATAATCTCAGTCATACATGCAACAACATTCATCTCGTGATCTGCGACGAATGCGTTTTTATATTGGTAATCAGCAAGTATGAGCACAACTTGTGGAATAGACTGTGGTTGTAAGTGATCAGCCATCTTATCATAAACAGCACGAAAGATAGCTTGAGGCTCAGTATCAATATTGTTTACAACCCATTGACGCATGCCTTTAAAGTCTTTACCTTTAAGCTTTTCCATAAGTGATTTAACATTGTTGTCTCCTAGATTGACTAGGACACCAGCATCAATAGATCCACTAACGGAATAACGTTGGCATTCATTTAAGACACGACGCCAGTCTGGGAAGTAACGTTCGACAAGTTGTGCTAAGACCGCCTTGTCGAACGCCACATTCTCGGCTGTAAGAATATCCATCAGTCGCTTGAAGAACATGCCAGCAATTGCAGGCTTTTGATCATTCGGTATAGCGAACTCGTAGACAGAACACCGAGAATGTAAAGGTTCAATGATTCGATTCTTAAAGTTACATGTCATAATAAAACGACAGTTATTTGAGAACTCTTCAATGAATCCACGTAAAGCGGGTTGGGTTGATTGAGGATTAAGGTAATCAGCCTCATCCAGAATTACTACCTTATAACCGCCCTGTAACGATACACTAGAAGCAAACTGTTTGATTTTGCCACGAAGTGTATCGATGTTGCCTTCTTCAGAACCATTGATTATAATATAATCAAGGCCAAGTTCATTACATAGAGCTTTAGCAACTGTAGTTTTACCTACACCTGCTGTACCACTAAATAACATATTTGGCAATTGTTCTGTCGAAACCATTTCATTGAATACTTTTTTCAATGAGGTTGGTAAGACACATTCGTCAATTTTAGATGGGCGATACTTTTCAACCCATAGAAATTCATTAGACATTCACGTACTCCATAATATAATATAATACATTATAACACATATCGGATGATATGTACATAACTAATTTGGTCAGGGTGGCTGGACTCGAACCAACGACTTCTACATTCCAAGTGTAGCACTCTACCAGACTGAGCTACACCCTGTAAGTGAGGTGTTTCCACCTCACCGTTTATTTTACGATCGATTCGTATAGATCTTCAATCTCTTCCTTTTGCTGCTGAAACTGAGCAAAATTCTGTTTATGATAGATCTTTGCCAGTGCATTGATATACTTCTTATCGATAGCAACATCATCAGCAAGGGCATTAGCAGCTTCTTTTTGAAAGTCCCGTTCAGCATCAATACGTGTCATTGAGTTTGACATTTCTTTCATGCATTCAAGAACCTTTTTACGATCTGCTTCGTTACTCAGCATTAGCAGTATCTGGTTCTTCAGCTGCATCGCCTTCAGGTTCTGCTGGCTTGTTTGCTTCAAGGAAAGCATTGATTCGATCTCGGACACCGCCGACTGATGTAAGTTCTTCTCCACGGAAGGCTCCTCGTGTTGATGCCACGTCAATAATTTGAATAGTGGCCTGCAAATCATTAAGACCCAGCTGAACTGCTGCTGTCTCTGTGGCTTCAGGTGTTACGTTATTTTCTTCGCTCATTATTAATCTCCGTAAGATGAGTTTTTCTCTAAAGCAACCCAGTATTCTACTGATTCTTTAGTATGTTTAAAATGTGAAATTAGCTTTTTAGTGATAGCAACATCATAGTCCCCATTGATAAACTTAAAGTTTGCGATATTGAATACAAACTTAAAGCCCTCTTCGCTTCTCGAGCAGCCATCTAGTTCGATTTCAAATGTGTTAGATGTTGCATCATTAACATCAGTAACAACAATTGAAGCTGTATTCTCTCCAGGTTTACCAGTGATTACTGCAGTATTTATACCTAAAGCAGAGGCTGCTTTGCGAATTGCCGCCATATTTTCTTGTGTTAATGTAAATGATACATCAACTGATGGCATAACAACATCTTTAGAAGGTGTTGTCAAGATAGATGGTTCAGAAAAGAAGTACTTAATAGCTTGTCGACCTTGTGAGATCTTAACTGATTTGTACTCATCATCAAAGGTTAACTCAGGATCTTCGAACATGCCGAGTGCACCTAAGAACTCATGAAGATCATAGATACCTATCTGAGATGGAATATCTTCAGCAACTGTTGCTGATGACAAAATAGTTTTAGATTCAGACATAGTCTTAATCACATTACCTGGATTAAGAACAATCTGACTGTTGATTGCGGCAAAGTTCTTAAGACTGCCAATTGTTTCATTCGATAGTTTCATACTTTCTCCATAATGAATATAGGTTATTATACCACACTTTTAAGCTATTGTACATCATTATTTTCTTTATCATGCACATATAGTGCAATTAATGTATAATGCAAAATTTTAAACAGATCTTTTCGATGCTCTGTTACATCTCCTTTTTTTCCATATCGTTGCAGATACTTATCAACATTACCTAAACAAAAACCAGTGCCGTTACCACGATCAACAATTACTTCATTTGCTTGAAACTTAGTTTGTCCATAATGTTGACTATATGTGGAGTTCACATATTCGGTGAACTCCTTTAATAGTTTATCTTCATTAAACTTGTATTCCATTATTATCCTTCTGTTGAGTAAATTGCGTTATCAAGAATGTTATCTATATCAGCACCAGAAAGCTCAGAGCTTTCATCTTCTGTAGATGTTGTATCATCAATCAAAGCATATAGATCTTTAAAAGCTTCTTTTGTATCATTGTCAAAGCGACTAATACAAAGATCGATTGATTTAGTACGATCATCAAAGATAGAAAACGTTTGTACGATATGACACAAACGACGTGTTGATACGATATCGTCTACTCCACCGTCTTCAAATGTTTTACGAATAGTCTCAGACCATTGAGTTAAACGATCGGCAAAGTCATTATCTTTACAATCAAACTTATCCATATGCTTTATGATAATCTTCTTTTCGATTGCCATTGAAGGATAAGGCTGTTCAAGTGTAATAGTAAAACGCTCAAGGAAAGCTTCATCAATAATAGTTGCTGCAATAAAGCGGCCGTCTTCAGAACCTTGACCTTTAGTATTAGCAGTAGATATTACATTGAATCCTTCAGCAGGTTTGATAACTTCACCAGTCTTTTTGATCATGATAGGTTTGCCTTCTAGCACACCTTGTAAACACATGATCTTATTTGAACCACGGTCGATCTCATCGATCAGCAACAGAGCACCTGCTTCCATAGCTTTAATAACAGGACCTTTTGCAAAAACGGTCTCACCATCAATAAGCCGGAAGCCACCAATCAAATCATCTTCATCTGTTTCAGGAGTGATTTGAACACGGACGTACTCTCGGTTTGTGCGAGCACATGCTTGCTCAACCATAGTAGTCTTACCATTACCAGATAAACCAGTAATGAATGTAGGATAGAATGATCCAGACTTAACAATCATTTCTACATCTTTTGAATTTCCCCAAGGGACATAATACTGGTCTTTTGCTGGTACAAAGATCTCGTTGTTAACAATAGACTGTACTGCACTTGCCACGGATTTTTTCTCGCTATTAGGGATTTGACGTAGAGGCACTACTACTGACTCTAAGTTATATACACCGCGTCGAACCTTTGGGAACGATGTAGTATATTTATATGCTTCGCCATCTTTTATGCCAAGTTCACGAGCAATTGCTGTAACCTGTGCTGGACGAAATTCTACTTGATCAGCAAAGCGTGATGCAAGTGTAGTCGATAATGTTTTTTCAATCAAGTTCATAATATATATCCTCTTAGTTAGCTAGGTATGAGATCAGGTTCCACCAAGTGTATTGCGGACCAAAGCCAACATCGATCCATCCTAAAGCGAATATAGCGATAAAGGCAAAGCCTATGTATTCTGATATCTTTTCACGTAAAGTCATAACTGTCTCCTCAATTATTATGGTACCATTCTACCATAGTTTAAAGCCTTTGTACACAGTTAATTTCACTTTTTTTCATTTTATTTTAGTTGTAACATTAATGTCACACTATGCCACCAGCTTAGCAAACTGAGTGGCAAGTACACGATTCCCTTTCTTTGAAGATGCATGCTTCTTAAATGCCTTTGTGATCTGAGCTTTTGTAGCATGTGGTGTTACAGATAATTCATCATTTTCAGTATTTAATGAATGTCCCTTTAGTATAAAGTATTTGTCATATCCTAATGTATTGTCTGCTGACCAGAACTTATCTTTATTATAAGCCTTTCTAGCATCTGCTATATTTTCATCTGTGGTGATTTTGTCGTTATACCTATAAGTTCTATAAACTTGTCCTTTGAATTCGTACATATCTTTACATACAAAGAAACCAATAACAGATACACCAGGAATATTTTTAAGTTCTGTAAGTAGATTAGAACCAACACTATAGCGAGAATTTGATTTAACGATTTTGTTATTAAACTTAATCGCAAGTGCACTTCCATATGTTCTAACGTTATGATCATAAGAAGGTGAATATGTATACAAGCTGTCACCTTCTCCATCAGTAAGAAATATAGCATTTACTTTTTGAATTGAGTGCTTTGCTTTGAATTCTTTGATGATAAACTCTGAACAAAGAATTGTTTCATACAATGGAGTAGATCCTAGGTTCTCAGCATCTGATGCAAATGCACATCTCCAACTTGTATCAAGAATAACAGATTGTTTTAGAAGTGTATCACGAGCTTCTTTCTGATCAGCTCTAGATAGGGAAGAACTAATTAATTCAAAGATGCTACAGTTTTTCTCTGAGATATGATCAGGGAAACTTCCAATGCTCTCACGATCGCCGTATACAGAAGTAAAGCCATAGATAGAAAATGGAATGCTAACCTTTGTACAGAAGTCAGCAAGAACTACTGCCTGACGAATAACTTTACCAATAACATTTGACATAGATCCAGAGTAATCAACGAACATAACCATGCCATGTGATTTTGAATCTGCTAGCTGTGTAACACGACGAAAAATATCTTCGTTATACTTATAGCTATGCAAGGCATTTACATTGATAGTTCCAGATTTTGAAGTTTGTGCGCGCTGCAAACGATATGCTGCTTTACGCATTTCAAACTCACGAGCCATGACAGTTACTACGCCTTTAGTCTCTTGCTCAAAAACTTCAATTGACTTAACTTCATCTTCATGCAATTTAGGATCAATTGAATGCTCTTCAAGTTTACGAAGTCTAGCCTTTTTAAGATCAGCATACTTTATAATACAAGCATCAACTTGAGCTTTACAAAAGCCATTTGTATATAGATGCTGTCTTCCAGACTCATCTTTGTCAAGAAGATCTTCTTCGCTTTCACGGAATGCAGCGTCAGTTTCTACTACATCAATATCAGTATTTACTTCTGAACTTTTTGTTGAGGATTTATATTCTTCGTTGGATTCTTCGGAAGCGGATGATTCAGCTTTGACCAACTCTTGTCCAGCTTCATCTTCTTCTGAATCCGATTCAATTGCCTCTGAACTGTCCATAGTAGAATCGTCCTCCGAAGAATCGTCACCCGTTGGGAAATCATATTCTTCATCAGAGAAATCAATCTGAGGACTGGCCGATACATCTTGCTCATCATCTTGTTGCTGCTCCTTCATAAAGTCATATAATGCTTTACATGCTTTAATAACGTCATCCCATGTTTCTACAGCCATAACCTGTTCAACAATAGGTGCTTCTAATTCAGTAAATTCAACTTCAACAAGATCGCGGAGCTTAGCTTTGATGTTGATACGATCAACAACAGAGTATGAGGAGAGAGAACGCCCCGCGATCTTGAAGAAATCCTCGTCGTTCAGTACTGCGTATCCACGTTTAAATGAGGAGACAAGACCTGGATAGGTACGTTGAACGAGCTTCTCAATACGTACGTCTTCAACAACGTTTATGTATGAGCGAGGAATGCC